GTGTTAAATATGCACCAATCGTTTCTGAAGATGAAGAAGAGTTTGGTGATGATGAGGAAGAAGTTGAGGAAGATCTTGACTTAGAATCTGTAATCAAAGAACTTGAATCTGAACTTTCTGAAGGTGACGGAGATGAAGATTTAGAAGAATCTGATAATCCTTATGATAATGATGAACAACATAATGAGTATAAAAAAGTTTCAGAATCAACTGAATTTGAAATAGATGAGTCTTTATTCAAAGAAGAAGATGAAGATGAAGAAGATTTAGAAGAAGAAGTTGATCAATCTTCAGGTATCGGTAAAGGCACAGGTCGTGGCAGCACAGATAAAACTTCGGGAATCGGAACTGCTAACAAAAAACTTAAAGAAGCGAATGCTGAACTTAAAGAATATAAAGAAGCAGTTAAATTCTTAAAAGACAAACTTCATGAAGTAAATATTTTAAATGCTAAGTTGTTATTTACAAATAAAGTATTTAAAGAATTTGCATTAAGCAATGACCAAAAAATGAAGGTAGTAGAAAACTTCGACAGAGCTCATACAACAAGAGAAATAAAATTAGTTTATTCTACATTGTGTGAGAACTTACAAAATAAAAAGATTAAATCAAAATCAATCAACGAAGGTGCTAGTGCTAAATCAGGCTCAACTAAACCTAACAGAAAAATTATTTCTGAAGAAACAAAAGTTGCAAATAGATTTAAAAAATTAGCAAATATTCGTTAATCTTAGGAGATTAGAAAATGAGTGTAAATAACTTAATAAATGAATCTCGTGAACACCAACAAACAATGTCAGCAGACGCTAAAAGATTAGTTTCTAAATGGGAAAGAACTGGCTTGCTTGAAGGTTTAGGCGAGGGTCATCAAACACATAATATGGCTAGATTGTTAGAAAATCAAGCTAGTCAATTATTAAAAGAAGCGTCTACTACTTCACCGGCTGGTGGAACAGTAGGCTCTGACTTTAAAGGAAACGAAGAATGGTCGGGTGTTGCTCTACCATTAGTACGAAGAATCTTTGCAGAAATTGCAGCTCAAGACTTTGTATCTGTTCAACCAATGAATTTACCATCTGGTCTTGTATTCTATCTTGACTTCCAACATGGAACAACAAGAAACGGACATACATCAGGTGATCCAATATTTGGTAAAACAGGTAAATATTCACCATCTGGTTCTACAACACCATTCCCTGAAAAAGGATTCTATGGTGCTGGTAAGTATGGATTTACTGTAGCTACAGGTTCATCAACTGGTGTTAATGTTACAGGTTCAGTCGCGGCATATAGTGATATTAACTTTGACGCGGATGTAAGTGCATCTGGATTATATAAAGTAAGTTTTACAGCAACTGGTATTAGTGATGCTGATAAATTAGCAGTGAGAGCATGGCAATATAAATCAGGTGCTCAAGCCGGAGCAACAATCCATAAACATTTTAATTCATTATATTCTGTAACAGGGAATGAAGGTGAGAACGGAACTCTTTCAGTAATTATGTCTGCTTCACATGTACCTTCTGGTTCTTTTATATTTGATTATCCGAAAGCTAATACTGAAGCATCTCGTGGTGATTATGAAGATACTGGCGGAAATGCAACTCAGGATAGTTTACAAATACCAGAAATCAAGTTAGAACTAAAATCAAGACCAATCGTTGCTAAAACTCGTAAGTTGAAAGCAGTATGGACTCCTGAATTAGCTCAAGACTTGAATGCTTATCATTCTGTTGACGCTGAAGCTGAATTAACATCAATGTTATCTGAATACATTTCAATGGAAATTGATTTAGAAATATTGGATATGTTGATTTCAGATGCTCAAACAGTTGATTATTGGTCTGCTAAAGCAGGTAATGACTATAATGCAACAACTGGTGCTTGGGATAGTAGTACTACATTCTATGGTACACGATTTGAATGGTATCAGACATTTGTACAAAAAATACAAAAAATGTCTAATGAAATTCATCGTTTAACTCTAAGAGGTGGTGCTAACTTTGTTGTTTGTTCACCTAAGATCGCTACTCTGTTAGAATCATTACCGGGATATAATTCTAATCTTGGTACTGGTGATATAGCAGCTAACAATCAGTTTGCGATGGGTGTATCAAAGATAGGTGCTGTGAATGGTCAATTCCAGGTTTATAAAAACCCATACATGGATGAAAATACAGTATTAGTAGGTTTCCGAGGAAGTAATTTCCTTGAAACAGGCGCTGTTTATTCACCATATGTACCATTGATTATGACTCCACTTGTGTATGATCCATCAGACTTCACTCCAAGAAAAGGTGTGATGACTCGATACGCTAAGAAAATGATTAGACCAGAGTTCTATGGTAAAATCTTTGTGGCTGACTTGGATCTTATTTAAACAATACTTTAATTGTTTAAATGTTAACACAAAAAACCTTAAAAGGGATGGATTAAATTCTATCCCTTTTTTGTTACATTTCCTTATATTTATAGATGAGTTATAACATCATTCTTGGAGAAATTAATGGGAAAATTTCAATACATATATTCTGATCCAACTATTTCTGGATTTACCAGTAGTACACAACCAACACCATATTCTATTTATGATAATGATACTTCTTTTATATCAGAAAGTATAGATGTATGTAAATGGACAGCCAGAAGATTGGGTCATCCAGTGATGCAGTTAGAGTTTAATTCAGGTTCAATATGGGCTATGTTTGAAGAAGCGGTATCTGAATATTCCCTACATATAAACAATTATAATATGAGAAATTGGATGTGGGAATCTTATGGTTCTGACGCTAAAGTTTCTGGTTCTGGTTGGAGTAATGATGGCGCTTCAACAAGAATGGGAACTGGTTCAGTATCAGTAACACATCCGCACATGGGAACAACATTTATGTTATCTGACCAATATGGTGAAGCTATCGGTGTTATGGGAAATGTTACGATGTACACTGGTTCAGTAATATTGACTGGTTCAAAACAAGTGTATGATTTACAATCAGAAGCTGATGTAACGGCATCACATGATAATAAAAGGTTAGAAATACAAGAAGTATTTAATTACGGACCATCTTCAGTTACAAGATTTTATGATCCATTTACAGGAAATTATGACCAAAGAAATATGCTGGATAGTTTTGGTATGGGAAATGTATCACCCGCTGTTTCGTTTGTAATGAGGCCAGTTTCTCATGATATAACAAGAGCTCAAGCGATAGAAACATCAGATAAAATTAGAAAGTCTGCATATTCATTTGAATTAATAAATAATGAACTTAGGATATTCCCGAGACCAAAATCAGATGACGCTGGAAATAAAGTTTATTTTAAATATTTTGTTAAAAGTGATAAACAATCAACTACCAGAGATTTTACTGCCAATAAAGTAACAGACCCATCAAATGCGCCTTATAAATTTATTACATATTCAGAAATAAATGCATCAGGCAGACAATGGATAAGAAAGTTTACATTAGCGTTATCAAAAGAATTATTAGGTATCATCAGAAGTAAATACGCTTCAATGCCACTTCCAAATGGTGAAGTATCAATGGATGGTGAATCATTAAAAGCTGAAGGTAGAGAAGAAAAGACAGAACTATTAACAGAAATGAAAGAATTTTTAGAATCAGTTTCATTAACTGAAAAATCAAGACAAGAATCAGAGCAAGCAGAAGCTGCTCAACAAGTTTTAAATAAAGCCCCATTGGGTATTTACATAGGATAACTATATGTCAGCAACTAAACCATTTTTTGTACCACAAAAAGAAATTAATTTAATAGACGCTATGAATGAAGAATTAATTGATGAAATAATCGGACAATCAGTTGATATTTATAAAGTATCAGTTGAAAATACAGAAGAAAATGTCTATGGAGAAGCAACATCAAAATATTATAATGTAGGATTTAGAGTTAATTGTTTGATACAATTTAATGAACCAGAAATAAGACAAGATGAATTTGGCGCAGATAATTTTTCATCAATAGAAATGTATTTTCAGAGAAATAATTTAGCAAGTGGTTCACTTAATTTCTATCCAGAAGTAGGTGATGTTGTAGATTGGAATAGTTATTATTGGGAAATAGGTTCAGTAACAGAACCTCAACTCATAGCAGGACATCAAAATTTTAAACATAGTATCACAGCTAAAGCAAATAGAGCAAGGCTATCATCATTGCAAATAGAAGCAAGACCAAGATAACAGGAGAAATTAAATGAGTAGAAGAAGTTCAAGAAGAATGAGACCAAGAAGAGGTGCAAGACAACAAGGTGGACATACACATTTTGTTCCGTCAGTTAACCGGCATTATCACGATATAAATGCAGTGTATCCTGACCGAACTCAAACTGGTAAAATTATTGGAACCAGTACTCAAGATATACTAACTGAGTCTGATGGTGCTGGATTTACATCTACACATTTCACTCCGGGTCATGGAGCTGGCAATGTTCCAGAATCATTTTATCCAGGCAGTCAATGGCCTTCGAATTACGGAGCTCAAATTGATGGTTCACATCCTGGACACACCAGACCTGGTTTAGTAAAACCAAGAGGTGGAAGAAGAAGTTCGCAAAAAGGTAAACTCGGTGGTGCAGCAAGAATAAGCACTGTGAGAGGAACACCTCGTAGGAGAAGATAGTTTGGCAGTTCAACTTATAACAAATAAAAAAATTACAAAAATAGATGTTAATCATCCGAATTATCAACCAGACCCTCAACCTATTAAAGAAGTCAACGGAAACACAAAAGATGATAGTGATGATATTTATAATGAGAGAGTATATACTACCCCATCAGAACCGAACGGAAATCTAAAGATGGAAGAAATGATGGGTAAGATGATGGGAAAACTTGATAACTTAAATGGAACAAAATCTCAAACTGGAACTGAAGCAGTTGAAGTAGATATTCAAAGAGAGATAGCTATATCAATGGTTGATCAAAATGCTGTTAAATCAGAAGTAACATACGGTAGAGTGAAAAACAACAAGAATAAGTTGAAAAGATTTAGACGGATGCGAAAATGATTAAACTCAAAGACATAATAAAAGAAGAAAAGAAAAATATATTTTCAGATAAAATATTAGGACCAGCTCAGTCAG